CAGCAAAGCTGACCGGTATCGCTATAGCTTTGTATTTTTTCATTGCGCATTCGCAAGTTATAATAAGCGGATATGTTTATTCCTCCTTCTTTTCAACAGAAGTCTTTGCAACTTCAACTTCATCCTCTTCTTCATCTTCAATAACTTGAATTGGTTTTGACAAATGTTGAACAATTTGGGCTGAGAAATTCTTTAATCCTTCAACATCCTGTTTCGCCTTGTTCATTTCTTTGAAAAGAAATATAACACCAGCAATAGCCACAATAGTAGCAATCATCATAAGAGTTTCACGATCCATTGGAATCATTATGGTTTAATTGCGTTCCTTCTTTTTAAGTATTCTACATTATAACACCCATTTGAGTCCTACCTTGGGGAGGGCATTCATATGGACTTTGGGCAAATTGAACGGATTCGTAATGCGTAGGCTCACAGGATTTTTGAGTTGGTGGTGTTGGTTGTCCCACGAACTTTTCAAGTGTCCTGGATTTTGGATCGTACGTCAATACAAAAACGATAGCGAGGAGGAAAACAATGTTCCACATGTGTTTTATTAATTAGTTAGAATATAAAAGACCACCCATACCATTTTCAATACGAAGAATGTTGTAGTTGACTGCGTAAATATCATCGGATGATGTGTTTTTATCACTCAATATACGGGCTGAGTCTAGACGTGAAAAGTTAAGAGTGCCAGTTGGTTGAAGCTTTGTAGCATCCAAACAGAAAGGGTAAAAGAACAAATTTTCTGTAGAATCACTGGCAACAATATAACTACTGTGAGTAGTGTGATAGTAGAGTGGTACGGTTGAGAAATTTGGATTCGCAAATTTGTAATCGGAAATATCGGTACCGTTAATTTGAAATTTAACCTTATTATCATTGGAAGAACCGTCTTCACCAAGGATATTGACACCCGATGCATTAGCCGCCGCCAAATATTTCACTGGATGATTAAAGTTAAGTTCTTGAATCTTTGTCGACGAGGCTGTCGCTTTTTGAACCTGAGTAATAATCATATTTTGTGGTGTAGAAGCAAAGTATTCACGCTCCTGAGTATCTAAGTACGCGTAGTTCGCGTAAACTTCCCACTTGCTACCAGCGGCGTCAGCACCCCAAGTGATGCGGAGTTCGACATCGTGATACTGAAGGGCGATGAGTGGGAGAGCGGTTTGCCAGTTTTCACAGAAAAAGAAACGAAGTGGGTAGAATTGAGAAGTATTAATTCCGTCATAAATTTGAGCGGCGGTAGATTTTGAATAATTTGTTGCAGAAAGTGTTGGAGCGATTAAGGAAGAGTATGTAACGTCCTGATCATCTATAACTTGTCCACCTACCAAAAGTTCAACTTTAGAAATTACTGTTGACCAATCGCTTGTAAAGGTGTTAGAACCTGTACCACTACCCTTAATTGGTGTGAGATATACGTAGTTGAGAAGATCTCCCTTTCGTTCAAATCGTACAGTAGACATTCCATTAGAAGTGACATTCCCCTGGATAACTTGACGTTCAACTGTTTGGGCAAAATTTGTATGACGCTTGTATGTGGATCTGAAAAAACTTATTTCAGGGTTACCAACGAGGTGCGCATCCTGGGCACCTACGGCTACTAATTGAGCAATACCACCAGACATTTATATTATAGTTAGAGTTTATTTTTTTAAACTTTCATGATATATGCCAAACTATAATAATTTGGAATTATGGGGAATGCCCCACCCCCACCAGTGTATCCTAATTGAACGGCGTGACTGTGTTGAGAGCGACCATTCTGTACATAATAATAACCACCTCTTGGTGACTGACCACGTGCGTCTCCACCGGGTCTTTGACCAGTGGGTCCGCTAAAGTTGTTATCGTCTAGACCAGCCATTCGCTGAGTGTGATTATGTGTACCTGGCGATGATGTTTTACCACTGTGATTATGTGTCGGAAGGTTACCGAGTGCTAAAGTTACTGTATTTGTCCCACCTGTAGTACCTGGGTTTAATGTTGGACTCGCACCACGGATGAAATAGTTTGATAAGTTCGGTGTGGTTATATTTCCACCACCATCACTCCTGCTATATGTAGATCCATTACAAAGTTCCCATCCACTTGGTATCGACGCTGTAGTACCATACCATACGGCAATAACTCCAATTGGTGCGGATGCGCCACCGCCTACTAGATTTAATTGTGTAGTTTTTATACCACCATCTATTTCCAAGGCAATACTTGGATTACTAACACCAATACCCATTCTTTTATTTGTCGAGTCTATAAAAAGTGTATCCGTGTCAACAGTCATATCACCCGCAATGGTGATATTACCATCGTATGAAGATATTGTAGTGGCAGACATACTAACTAAATATTATATTTTTTTTATAGTTTCATAATATACGCAAGTGCGTAATACGGAGGTATTCTGGTAAATGCCTGTCCTGAACCAGCCTGATTAACTGTTAACTGATTATGGGTATGATTACTTGAATTAGACTCTATGGAATAATATTGTGTAGATCGAGAGGAATCGGCGGGTGGTTTTTGACCAAATTGACCATCCCAATCTCGGTTATCAAGATTACCCAATCTCATAGTATGTTCGTGACCTGATTGACTAGTAGTAGCATATCCGGGATGTGTATGCGACGGGATGTTATTGTATGCTAATGTATATGTATCAGCTCCCCCTGTTGGACCGGGTGATATATTTGGACTTGCACCTCTAACAAACTTGGATCGTAAATCTGGTGTGCTATTTGTCCCGTCACATAATTGAAATCCGGATGGAATGGTTGCAATGGTACCATGCCACAATACAATCCCACCAGTTGGTATATAAGAATTTATTATACCATTTATATTTATATTATCACAAGATAAAGTACCGTTTATATCTAATTTTGAACCTGGATTTGATTTACCCACACCAACACGTTTTGTAGTCGAATCAACTTTTAAAAGTGAAGAGTTTAATATTAAATCACCCGCGATTAATATGTTACCATCAAAACTTTGAATTCTTGTTGTAGACATATTTTACTAATATATAATTTATATTTTTAAATCTTCATGATGTACGCGAGATTCCTGTATGCTGGTAATATTGGAAATGCTTGTGTGTTACCTGCAGGATTTACCTGCATATTATGCGCGTGTCCGCTTCCACTACTTGATATGTTATAAAACTGCAGCGAACCAGGTCCGTCCGAGGGTGGTCTTTGACCATTGGGTCCGCTAAAGTTTCTATCATCTGTGTTACCTAGTCTCTGATAATGATCATGTGTCCCCCCTCCGGCAAAACGACCATTATGATTATGCGAAGGTAATGTATTGACCGACAGTGTGGCATTTGTATTCCCCCCTGAAGCACCTACAGCATAAGTTGGTCCGTGTGAGACAACAAACTCACCTGACAAATTTGGCGAGACTATATTTCCACCACCATCACTTCTAGCGTATGTAGTTCCATCACAAACCCCCCAACCCGTGGGAATACTTGCAATTGTACCATACCATAAAATAATAAAACCAATGGGTATATGCGAATTTGTTACACCATTAACTTCTAAAGAAGAAGCGTCTACTGAACCAGTAATATCCAAAGTTGCACCTGGGTTATTAGTACCTACACCAATTCTAGATGTACTACTATCCGCGTATAATGCATCCGTGTTAACAATAAATGTAGTATCTGGATCAATATCGACATTTCCACTGTATGATCTTATCTTAGTTGAAGCCATTGATATTATTATTTTAACTATATTTTTTAAATGAACATTTTACAATATTCTTTTATTGTAAAATGTTTGATTGATTCTAATACAAATTTATTAATAGGTAAAAGTTACTTGATCGGTTGTACCTTCTGTAATTTTAGTAACTTTACCCGACAAGCTACTACTGGAAAAGTATTCAATAAATACATTGTAATGACCATTATCCGCCATGGTAGTTGAAGGTTTAAAACTTACCGTTGTAGGTGTGGTTGTAATAGTTGCATCCCATGGATTTGTACTTGTATTACCAAATACATTTACAGGACCAGTAACAATGTTCAGGGAAGAAGGTACGCTACCAATCCAATTACCACCACCACATTCAAATGAAAGTGTGCTGACTTCATCGTCCGATTCTACAAGAGTTGCCATAATTCTCGCTGAAAATGTATGATTCGAAAATGTAATCTTGATTGTGGAGTTTGCGATTGTTTGACCATTCGCAAGATCCCCTGTGTAAGAATAGGTCTTCTTAGCGACCTGATCTGAGTTTGTAATTGTACCACCATGGACATGGAGTTTTGCTCTTGGATCTGACGTGTTAACACCAAAACAATTATTGGTACCAGTCATGACATTTACGATGTTATTATCATTTTTGAACACAATACCTTGCGAACCAACTGAGTTGATCTCCACCTGACCATTTGTATCGAAACGAATTCCATATGTGGTAAGGCCTATCTTATCTACGTGTCCAAAAGAAGCTTTATCTGCGACACTGGAATGTCCAAAATAACCAATCGCAGCTCTACCAATTTTAGCTATGATATCACTGTCGGGAGCAACGTTCAGGTTGTCAAATCTTGCACCCGCAGCGTAAATATCCCCTTGAATACCAGCACCACCCGTTACTTTAAGAGCGCCAGTTGTCTTTGAGGTTGAAGCTGTCGCATTAGTAACAGATGTCACACCATCAAAAGTGGCAGCTGCACCGTAGAGTGCTCCGGAAACACCAACACCACCTGTGACTTTGAGAGCACCCGATGTTTTATTTGTAGCAGCCGTCGCATTAGTAACAGATGTCACACCATCAAAAGTGGCAGCTGCACCGTAGAGTGCCCCTTGAACCCCAACACCACCCACAACTTGAAGAGCACCCGAAGTCTTATTAGTAGCCGCAGTTGTATCAGTCACATTAACACTATCCGCCTCTACATCTTCAAGATTGGCATTAGCACCATAGAGTGCCCCTTGAACCCCAACACCACCCACAACTTGAAGGGCACCCGTTGTTTTATTTGTGGATGGATTGGAACCCCAAATCTTAGTCACTTCACCAACATTTAGATTTTCTTGAGTACTTACACCACCCGCAACTGTGAGAGCACCATTAGTTATAGAAGTAGATGTTGTTGTATCAGTAATATCTAAACTGTGTGCGGTAAGTGCAGCAACATTTGCACTTCCTCTTATATCCAATGGATGGGTAGGTGCCGAAGTACCCACTGCAATATGTGAATCTGCGAGTAGATTTGTTGTTACTGTATTACCAGTGACTGAAAGTATTGTGGTACCATATGCATTGATATATGCATTTGCACCAACACTAAATGTGTTATCTGGAGATGTGTTAGCGATACCCGTGTTGTAACCACTGTCGTATGCAGTTCTAAATGCTAGGGATTCCACAATACCAGAAATATTAACAGAACCCACACCTGGTACTGCACCTGGTCCTGCGCTGAATAAATTACCTATACTAAGACCACCGGCACCAAGTTTCATACCATATGCCTGAGTGTAACCAGATGTGGTAGTATTTCCAGTAACGTACAGGTTACCAGTTTTAACAATAAGATCTTTGTGAGCATATACATTACCTTCTGATGACATCCCGGTAACAGTTAATTGACCAACATTCGCTGTACCTCTTATGTCTAGTGCATTTGAAGTTTCTGAAGTGCCCACAGTTATATGAGAAACCGCAAACACGTTTGTAGAATGAATATTGGATTTAACACCAATACCGTTTGCAACTTGAATAGCACCGGTAGTTATTGAAGTGGATGATGCATCACCATTTACTAAGATATTAGAACTTGTTGTTATGTTTGATGTTATAAAAGCGTTACCCTCGACATGAATATTTGAGTTTGGTGTATTTGTATAAATACCAACTCTGCCACTTGAATCGACACGAACTCTTTCAAGATTATTCGTTGTGACAGTAAACGTATCAACATCTGGGAAACCTATTTTTGTATTCAAATCTCCTATATGTGTCAGATAATCATCCATGTACAAAGATCTGGAAAATAGATTAGTTCCTACACCAACACCACCAGTAATTTTGAGGGCACCCTTTGTCTTTGAAGTGGACTCATCCGCATTTGTGATGTTTACAGTGTCTGCTTCTACATCTTCAAAGTTACAATCCGCTGCATAAATGTCCCCTAAAACACCGACACCACCTGTCACCTGGAGAGCGCCAGTTGTTTTTGAAGTACTAACCGCATCTCCTTTTATTATTACATTTGAGGTTGTGGTAATGTTCGATGTTATAAAAGCGTTACCCACGATGTGAAGATTTGATGTAGGTGTAGTTGTACTTAAACCTACAGACCCCTCGCTTACATCAACATAAAAAACATCATAGTCTTTACCAATTTTAATGTCACCGTCAACTAACATTTTCATACCATCTAGTTGAGTTACATCTGTTCCCCCAATATTAATACCTAAACCTCCGTCATATATACGTATTTCTTCATTCACAGATAATGTATTTTGAGTAATTAAATTGCCATGCACATCTACAGTTATCACATTACCAACATCTCTTACAATATGGCTATCAGCGTAACCATTTTGTGTGTAACCAATTGCTAATTCACCTTCTTCGTGGTGTATAATACCAATGTTCTTTTGTGGGTATTCCATGAGGATACCAATGTCAAGTGAACTTTCTATGTTGTTGTTTGCTACATCGATTATACGATCTTGCACAACAAGATCTGCATTTTCAATAACAACTTGTGTACCTTGTACCACCAAGTCACCGCTAATTTCAACATCACCAGTGAAAACCATTTTATTAGTAGAATCTTCTTGATAAAGTTGTGAGTTTCTTAGATATTTATTAGTTGTACTTATATAAGGCACGTATTTATTAGTAAGTCCCGAAATTGAAACATTACCACCAATATTTACATTACCATTATAATCATCATCAGTTGTAACTGTAAGACCACGTAGAGTAATTGCATTTGCCGCGGAATTGCTTGAACTACTCACAGCTGTTGTGAGTGGAATGTTTAGGTTTTCAGAAGTAATCTTCTTCAAATCATTGTTTTCGCTATTCACATAGACATATTGCATGTCATTGTAGTCTGTGATAATCCTCGCATTTGGAATATCATTCGCGCGACCAATACCTGTCACGAACA